ACTGCTGCGGGCCGAAGGAGGTCCGCACGCAGATCACGTTAACCGCCACGTATGCACAGGAGAAGCCACACATGACGCACAACGCACCTTTCTGCCACGTATGCTACGCCACCGAGTCCCTGATTGACGGGCTTTGTCCCAGCTGTAACGAGCTGGCACGCTCAGCTTCTGCTGACCCCGACCTCAAGCACCGCTTTGACACGACTCAGCCCATGCTGATGCGCGTCATCAAGCAGCACGCTGTTATCGCACACGAGCGAAACGGCCTCAACTACGCACAGCACTGTACTGTGGTCGCGCCCTGGCTGAGCCTGCTAGGACACGAAGTGTCGCTGGCAAGCCAGCACGGGGCGCACGTCCGCGCCTTGCCCACAGCCGCGCTGTCCGACTGCCTCATCTTCGAGCGCAGGCACGCGCAGCCTAAAGGCACACCCCAGGATGCGCACTGGTGGGTGACCTACTCCTTCTCGTCTACTCTGGAGCTTATGCTCCGCACGCTCCAGCATCCGCACACTGGTGCGATGCCGAGTCTCATCGCCTACCGCCACATTGGCCGGTTCGCTGATGAGTTACGCGCGCTACGCGTCGCGGGCCTCATCCGCGCGCTCCACTTCCCCACGCATTAGGAGATAAGACGATGAAGAAGCAGATGGTTCTGATTGACAACCGCACCGTGTACGCCACCCCAATGGTGAACAACACGATGGTGCTCCCACCTCAGTGGATGCCTGACACCATCGAGTCCTTGCGCTACGACGTTCACGTCGAAAGCTGGGATACAGGCGGCCGCATCAACGCGGACGTCAACTCCGCTACCACCCGAGCACAAGCCGGGTCCATCAGAGGAGGAGCGAAGACGGTGATCGTCGACGCGCAAGAAGGAGGACCTCTCTACTTCGGCGCTGACATCATCCAAGCGGGTAACTGGTTCGGTCTTTCGGTCGAGACAACCGGCGATAACATCTTCGCCGTGGTCAACTTGACCATCGAAGGACCACAGCCGCCCGACGCCACGTCACGTGCTTGGACGGTCCTATTTCCCACGTCCCAGTTGCCCATAGAGCGACAGGGGACCGAGACGGCCACCTTTGCCGCAGCCGACTGCCCTGTGTGGGATGTCGCCAGCCCACCCGTCTCCCCGACCTCGCCAGGCGTGTCAGGAATCATCGACACTATTGGATCTGGCATCGTCCTCACCCGAAGAGGAGGGGGTGCGCCGATAGCGCAGTTCCACTTCGCGCGATCAACAGGCGTTACCCCTCTGTCGTTCGGCCGCCTTGCCGTCCGTCTGGACCCCAACTTCAACATTCCCGACCCCAACCAGGGGCTCAGCGTGACCGTGCAACTACAAGGCAGCAACGCTACCACTGAGCAGCTCCTGGCGCCTGACTCGGCTGCGTTCATCTGGGAGACGATCGGCTGCCCCGTTGTCGTCCCCATCGGCCAACCTGCCTTCACAGGTCCCGAGCAGGACATGATCGGAACGACGTTCCGCTCCGTCTGGCAGAACCTCTCCCGCTTCCGCTACTTCCGGGTGTTTGCTGAGCAACCTCAGTGCACACCGGAGCGCTTGATCAACCCAGGTGGTAACGGGCTGTTCGTCTCACTCGAATGGCTCGCTCCCAACACCATCGCGACCCCCGAGGCGGTCGGACCCACTCCGCCCGACATCGACTAGGTCTGAAAGGACGCTGTGGACGCGTTTCTGCGGCTGATGACCTGGCTGGCCAAACAGCTTTGGCCCTCACTCAAACTTTGGATCGAAAGGAGGTTGAAGTCACATGCACGTCCCCGACGGCCTGCTTTACCTGAAGCGAAAACTAAGCGCCGCCGCAAGCGAGGCAAGCGCCGCCCTCACAAGCGCGGAGCGAGCACTTCAGGGTGCTCTCGGCGAACACTCCGCAACTGGGCACGTTCTACGGGCTGTCTACAGCGAGGCAAGAAGCGAGGCGTTGGAGTACATTGGCGCTCGGTTCGGCCGGGGAGCAAGGCTCCTTGCGTCGTCTGTCATCCCCGGAGCTGACGGCGAGGAGGTGACCATGGGGTCACTCCTCAAACGCATCCAGCTACTCGAGACTGAAATGGAATACGTTCGCGCTGGGGAGAAGGTTCCTCAGCGTAGCCACCTGGCCGCGGCGTTGGCAGCCGTCACGCCTGGGTTCCTAGGCCGCATCTTCGATGCGGTGTCCTCACAGCTGCAAGAAGGAGTTGGATGGGAATGAAGCCGATCTACATGTTCGCGTTCCTCGCCGGCGCCGCGTCCGTCATCGTCATCGGTGTCGGCAGCCGCGTCATCACCCGCATCACCACTGTGGCCAAGAGCTCGACCTAGGCCGCACCACCACGCACGCACCAGGAGGTTTCAGGATGTGGACGAACGTCAAGACCGTGGCCAAGCTCGCGCTGGCCGTCACCGCTGGCATCGTGAGCATGAAGCTGCTCGCGAGCGTCGGCTCCGCACTCGTCACCGCCGTCGGCAACGCCGCCGGCCCCACCAAGCGCTAACAAGCACGTTCTCTCACGGAAGGAGATTCCCATGGTACTCAAGGATGATGTCGGACAGCCCTCCCTCATGCAGACCGTCGCCAACCGCCTGGTTGGCGCGGCCCAGCCCACCCTCGCTGCTGGTCCGCTCGGCGCGTCGCCTCGGCCCAACCTCTCTCAGCCGACGGGTGTCGTGACCGTCGAGCCGCGTCTGCGCAGCGCCGTCGAGTGCGCGATCGGCATGCCGCTGCCCGAGAGCGCGGACTTCACCTACCTCCGCAACGGCAAGCTCCCGGTCGTCTGCTCGCTCAACGAGCAGGGTGAGGTGCTCGAGTGGGGTGACCGCTCGCCTTACGCCGCCCAGCCCACCTTCGCGGCGTACGACTTCTTCGCGCGCGCTGCGAACATGTCGCCCCGCACCCCTCTCCAGGCGTCGGGTGACGGCGTCACCGATGAGCCGCTCGCCATCGCCATCTCCGAGGCTCCCGCCGCGGGTCCTACCTTCCAGGGCAACGAGCGCCTGGTCCCCGGCTTCATCATCGAGGTCAGCATCGACGACAACATCCCGCCGGGCGTCATCAACTGCGACATCACCGGCACCCTCGAGGACGGGTCGGTGTGGTCGCACACCGGCATCCAGCTCTTGCAGCGGGGGCGCGGCATGGCGCAGTACCTCGTGCTCGCGACCAAGTCGCTCCAGAACCGCACTTTCCCGTGCTGCGCGCGCCTGCGTAACGACTTCAAGGTCACGCTGGGCGGTGAGCCGATCGTCGTCACCTCGACGCCTGCTGGTACCACGGCGATCACCCCGACCACGGGCGTCACGTTCACCGACGAGACGGCCGCTTTCGAGTTCACCCAGGTGCCCAGCGGCATGCACATCCGCGTCCAGACGCTGTCGGTGACGTCGAAGTACTACAACGTCGCCCTCGGCGTCTTCGAGGCGCTGCTCGCGATCGGCGAGTAAGCTACCCTCTCGCAACCCAATCGCAAAGGAGCTTCACTCATGAGCCAGATCAACTTCGCACAGGCCGCCGAGCAGGAGGCGACCGCCATGGCGGTCGCCGCCCTCAAGAACCTGCTCGCCGTCATGTCCGACGAGGAGCAGGCGCTGGTCGCCGATGGCCTCGCCTACAAGAACGCGAACGCCATCCGCGCGCTGTTCTCGCAGTACTCCGTGCCGGAGCAGGGGCGCCACGCGCTCGCGCTCCGCGCACTCCTGCCTCCGGGCGTCACCCTGATGGAGGGTGGGGGCGCCGTCTTCATGATGGCGTACAAGGGCTGGAAGGACGGGCCTGGTGCATGCATCCAGGCCGTGGCCGGCACGCTCCCGAACCTGGGTGCGGTCGTCGTCTCCGCGGGCAAGGCCGTCACCGCCGCCGGCAACAACATGGCGTTCGCTCTGCTCGGCGCGGCCCGCGCGCTGGGCAAGGCGTGGGTCTGGGACCTCGTGGGCCTGGACCTGATGAGCGCCGCTTCGGAAGGTACCGGCCTGACGGGCATCGCGCCCATCGAGGGCCACTCCACCCAGAACGGCGGCGGCGGCGGGGAGCACACCCCCGATTCTCTGTCCGCCGAGATCCCGCGCTAGCACATCCCTGAGGGGAGAAGGGGGAGAGGGGGGCAATCTTGCTCCCCTCCCCCCCCTTTCCCTCTTTCGCTTCACGCAAAGGAGCTACAGCTATGAAGACGGAAACAAGCACCCCGACCGCGCCCGGTGGTATCGACAGCATCCTCGCAGAGCACGGCGTCGCCGCCTCCGCAGTCAGGCACGCCATGACGGCTGGCGTGCCTGCGACGCACGAGGAAGCCACGCAGCGCACGATGAACGCGGTCGCTGAGCTCGTGCTTTGCGGCGTGCGCTTTGCCCTCAACTTCTTCTTCACCAGCAAGGGAGCGTAATCACCATGCTGCAGGTTCACAAGAGCACGTCCCTCACGCGCGACGATCTCCTCGTGGTGTACGGAGCCAATCCTGGCGCCGTCATCGCCGCTATCGTCGAGCTCGCCCTCGCTCGCGATCCCCGCGGTCCGCTGCCTCCTGCTTCCAACAAGTTCTGGACGCAGCCCACCGCGCTGATGAAGGCTCTCTACGCGGCGCAGGAGATCCAGGACACCTGGTTCCGCGCCCGCACCGCGCCTTCGGATAAGCCGATGCGCATCGAGGAGATGATCAAGGACGATGACTCGGTCATCGCCAGCCAGTGGCTGGCGATCGGCAACGCGCTCCCCGCGCAGGTGGGCCCGCTGCTCCGCGCTCCTCTCTCGAACATGGGCTCACCTCGTAGCGATGGCGCGCCTTTCTCCGACTTCGAACCGAGCCTCACCCTCCTGCGGGGCCGCATGGCCAAGCAGACCGCCGCCGGAGCGGTCAGCATGATCCCATCTCCCTGGGTGATGGGTAGCTGGCCCGCTGGGCCAGGCTCGTACTCCATGGCTTTGGACGGCGCTTCCCTGTTCGATGGGCCTGCCGATCAGTCGGCCTACGACAGCAGCTACGGCGTCGCGTTCGCGCTCGTTGCGCTGCGCCTCGCCTACCCCCGGCTCCGCGCTACGGCCTACCTGGCTGGTGAGATCGAGACGCCGCCCGGCGTCGACAAGCAGACCTACCCCTTGCTCGAGCGTGCGGCGCGTCTTTCCACGTGCGTCCGTCTGCTCATGGACCAGCCACGCCTCCTGGAGCTGCGCTCACGCGTCCGCTTCTGTCTGCATCCCAACCTCGCCGTGATCAGGGACGCGCTGGGCTCGGACAAGCGCGAGGCTCTCGAGTCGCTGGGCGCCCGCGTGCTTGCGGAGCCGCTTCACCCCTGGTTCGCGGAGGCGGAGCGTCTCCTCCTTCCGGCGCCCCGCCTCACGCGCTGGTCGACTTCTAGCCCCACGCTGGGCCTGATCTCATCGGGCGCGCTCTCGTACGTGCGCAAGGCGGCGGGCAAAAGCGGGGCCACCATGGCGCACCGCCTCATCGGCGGGTCGCTTTTCGGCTCCACGCTGCGCGACCTGCAGAACTGGGCCCTGTTCCAGGCCGAGCTCGATGAGGGAGGGCGCAAGGCTGGGGCCGTCTCCACCCTCGGCCTCGAGGGAATGAAGGCGCCCCTGAGCCTGCACCTGTACGGTCAAACGTTCTCTCCGATCGTTACGGATGGGATGTACGCGTCGGAGTCGGTCTCCGATGTGCTCGAGTACCTGGTGCGCACTCCCGTTGCGCTGCGCGAGGCAGCCGGCGGTTCCATGCTCTCACAGCCCCTCTCTCTCTACTACTACCGCGCTCCAGGCACGGCGCAGCCCGAGGGTGCGTCCGAGCTGCACATGAACCGGCACAGCTACTGGGAGCCGGGCCGCCTTCCTCCTCTCTTCATCGAGCCGCTCCAGCCGGAGCTCGACCCCCGCGGCGGCCTAGGGGACATCAGCCCTGACATGGTGCTGCCCATGGTCGACTCGCAGTACTGGGGTGAGGCGGACGCGATCTGGGGGCCCTACACGCCCGAGGGCGTCGCCAGCCTCCTTGCTTTGGAGGAAGGGCAGGCGGCGGTCGTCAACCACGTCGGTGGCAAGGCCGTCAGCGTCAAGAACGGCTACGAACACCTGTTCAAGGTGGACGCGGCCGGCAACGTAGTCAAGGCTCATCCCGAGGCCTCGCACGTCTTCTACTCTACCCGGACGCGGCGCCCGTGGCTGAACCGCGTGGACCTAAGCCGTAACGTGGTGCCCGTGCTGACCGTGGCCATCTCAGCGACCACCTCGCCTGTGGAGCTGCCGATCGAGACGGCGATCGCCATCGACGAGGAGCCTGTGTCCACGTCCGTTCCTCTGGGCACCGTGGCCGAGGCGTACGTCGATCGCCTCCTGCAGTGGAGTCGGTAGACAGCCTCCTTCATCGCGACTGGTACGAACTGGAGATCGGGGTGGCGCTCCCGTCCTGGGAGCGCCTCCCCTCTCCTGTCCCATTCGAGGTGGAAGGAGTACGCGTACAAGAACTCGGCCCTCGCGCTTACCGCGCTACCAAGCGGCTGGGCGAGGAGAAACTTCAGCGTCCTCACGCTGGCGGGCTGCCACAGGGTAGCCTATGGCTTAGCGAGGCTGGGAGTCTTGCCTCGCGCGTGCGGGAGGCGCGCGCATGGGACGCTCTGATGCGAGGCGTCTCAGCGGAGGCGGCCGTGGTGGAGCGCGACCCTGCCAAGAAGGTGTGCCTTCAGCGGGGGGGCGCGCCTGGCTGGGCAATCCTCGCGCCTCTCATCCGCGAAGGCGCTCCTTCGATGCGCGCGGTGTTCGAAGCGCTCCTGCACCTGCTGCCCTCAGAGCGGGTGGTGCCGGATGCGACCGACCTGCGCATCAGATACAAACGCGACACCGTGCACTCGTACCCAGACTACGGCCGCACTGACCTGAGCCTAATCTTCCACGCTTTGATGGCCCGGGCATGCGGAGGCCCGAACTTCGAGGCGCTGACCCGCATAACGGAGAGGTGCTGCGAGCTTATCGGCGAGAAGGGGCCTTTGTCCGCCCAGGTGTACACCAGAACCGGCCCTACCGCTAAGACCCTCGACGCGGTTGTGGCCACCCACGCCGGTCCGGTGACAGCCGCACGCCTAACTGGGAAGGCGCCCAGACGTCGCGTCGTCTTCGGGATGCCGTCGGCTGGTAACATGCTCGAGGTCGCCGGCGCTCAGCGAATGAAGTACGCGCTGGCTCAGACGCGCTGGGGCTGGCACACCGGGCACGACAACGTGCACGCCAAGCTGCGCATGCTGATGCAGAGCACCGGGGCCGTGGAGATCCGGCAGGACGATCTGTCCGGGTACGACACTTCGGTGGACTTCCTACATCAGGAGGAGGTCATAAATATCATTCAGCGCCGCTACGTGGGCGACGCGCTGTGCGCATTCCGCGTCCATTGGAAGGACATCCCGCTCCAGTCAGCTCCCGCTTTCCTGGGCGACGAGGCCTTCCTGCACCGCAAGCACGGGCAGACCAGCTCAGGTGAGATCTTCACGAATATCGACGGCACGCTCATCAACGCGGGGCGCATTTTGATGTCTGCCGCTGCGGCGATGCGCTGCACTGCCCAGCAGGCTGCAGAATCCTGGGGACGGGCGTGGTTCTTCCTCTGTCAGGGCGATGACACCGTACTGGGCGTACCTGCGTCCTGGGATTGGGAGGCCTACGTGGAGGAGAGCGCCCGTTTAGGCTACACAGCCAAAGTGGCCGAGGGCGCCGTTTTCCTCATGCGGTACCACGACCTCAGGGCTGGGTACCACGTAGCTCTCGCTACGCGCGTCTTGCAGCAAACGTGGTTCAATGAATACGGAGGGAAGACTGAAGAAGCCGAGCTCTTCGCCCTCGCGGCCAGGACCGAAGGGTTCGACCGCTCCCCTTGGTCAAAGCACGTCATGGAGCTACTGAGGCAGGGGTGCCCTGCTCTGCGTGCCACGGGCGCCCGCACCTGGGCGGACCTACTGAAGCACGTCCAAGATCCGGGATTCCAGGACCGCCTGGCTGCTGGGCTCAAGCCTTTCGGGCGGACACCCGACCGCTGGAAGGGCGTCGACCCTTCTTCGGTCTCTGACGCTGTCGCGAAACTCATGGGAGCTCGCGTGGCATACTTCGAGACGGTGCCTCCGCAGGAAGCGGAGACAGCGGCTCTGCGCATAGCGGAATGGATGGGCACGCCGGAGGACGCGGACGGCTACAAAGCCGACCCGCCCGTTCAGACCGGTGCTGCCGCTCAGTACATGGAAGCCTTGAAGCTATCGACCATCGAGATGGTCTCACAATGGAAGGAAGCCACCCAACATGACGACTCCGAAGACTGACATCCGTCCCGAAGAGGGCGCGAAGACCGCCGTCAAAGTGGTCGACCGTGGCGCCGCTGGTCGCCTCGGAATCAACGCGTCGGCCGAGCCTTGCGGCGGTTTCTCCTATCCCGGGGGTCTGTGCATCGTCGACGGCCGCGGCTCGTTCATCCTTGCCGGCGGCGCCGCCGCCTCCCACCTCGCTTCCACCCTGCTACGGGGCGTCGGGAAGAGCAGCGTGATCAGCCACGACGCCATCAAGACCAGCGGGGCGGAGGCGGCCCTCGTCCTTCTGCTGCCCCCTGGTTTGGTGAGGGATCAGGCCATGGCAGCGCCTACCGACACGGCCAGCTTCGCCACCCCCGCGTCTCTGCCTCAGGCCGTGCGAGGGCCCGTCGCGGGCGAGACTCCGTCCGGCTGGTTGGACATCGTCGCGCCCGGTTGGCGCCAGCAGGCGAGCGCGATCACTTCTCTCGCCGCCACCGACCCCGCCTGGGCGTCGTTCGGTAGCTCACTATTCGGCGCGGCTCCCATGGTGGAGCCTCAGCCGCCAGCGTCTGACACTGTCGTGGCCGCGGCCGCTAGCGAGCCCGCCGTCTAGAAAGGAGATCTCATGAGATACGAAGGTCACTTGCGGCTCGCGTGCACTCCCGTGCAACACACGTTCCGCGTGCGCGACTGGTGGTGCGCTGGCCGTGCTTCCACTGCGTCGGGGAACCACAATGGAGTGGACCTCGTCTGCCCCGAAGGCACACCTATCGTGGCGCCCTGCCGCGCCCGCGTCCTGGACTGTGGGTTCGAGACCAACCCCGCCGGCAACTGGGTTCGACTGGTGGCTGAGTCACCCACTTACGCGTGGAAGCTCTACTTCGCCCACATGCAGCGCCCGTCCTCGGTCGCCGGCCTCGTTCCTGCTAACGGGTGGGTGAAAGCTGGCGACATCATCGGGTACGTAGGCCACACCGGCGGCACCGACGTCAATCATACACACTTCCAGGTCTGGGAAGCGCTGCGGAGCGATCCTAACCGCTCGTTCAACCTGATCAACATGTACTATCCCGTGCTGGGGGTAAGCACGGCCGCCGGCGAGGACGGCGTTTCTCGTCGTCCACTGGGGCCTTCCTCCCCTCCGGGCCTCTTCGACACTGCGTGGGCGGCGATGCTCGCCGTCCGCGACGCCCACATCCGCGGTGGGAAGCGCTACGACGTGGTGGACCCTGTCACGGGCCGCTGCGGGTGCGACCACCCTTCTTGCAAGTGAGGTGACCCATGGCACGTACGAAGCAGACCTCTCAGACCACCCACGGCGCACCCGCGCCAGGACCCAACCCGATCGGCGCCGTCATCGGCGCCATCTGGGGCGCCCTGAACTCCTCCAAGGCCACCCGCGGGCCCGCCCAGGGCATCGGCACCAGCCCAAGCGGTCCGCGCCCGTTCGACACCCGTTCTCACGACTTCACGGGCTCCTGGGGGGGGAAGTAACATGCCCGAGCCCCAGCGTGCATCGAATGACTACTCTTGGGTCAAGACGGTCATGGTGCTGGGCCTACTCGGCGCAGGCGCCTACCTGGTGTACGAGTTCGTCATTAAGCCCCTCATCGCTATCGGCGACGCGGTCGGCGACGCCGTCGATGCCGCGAAGGACGCCGTGAACGCTGTAGTCCACCTCCCTGTCGCCGTGGGTGAGGCCGTGCTCAGAGGCGCTGCCGACATCAACGTCTTCTGGTTGCCCAACGTTCTTGGCCCGGACAAGATCAACACTGTAGGGTGGGATCAACTGACCAACGAGGCCAAGAAAGGCAATGTCGCCCAGAAGCTCGCGTTCTGTGAGCTCGATCTCCACGGGCGGCTCGACACCATGCCCGAGAAACATCCAGGCGACCGCGCTGCGCAAATGGCCATCTCCAAACTGATCTACGATTACTGCGCTAGCTGGGCCAAGAACAACTGGACTGGCTTCAAGCTCACGGCTGGCGGTTGGGCCGACGTCGACAAGAAGATCAAGGCCATCTGCGACGAGCGGGGTTGGACTTCAGGCCCTACTAAGTTCGTGCCCCGTCAGTTCGACTCGCAGGGTAGGCCCGTCGACCACGACATCCTGATCATGGTCGACCACCTCGAGCGCGCGTGGCAGATCTACCACCAAGGCATCTAGCCTACCTAGACCACTCATAAGAGCGGTCTCACGTGTACATACGTACACGTGAGACCG